GGCCCAAAAAATTATAAAAAAATTTCAAACCTACGGTGTCTTATATGCTTTAATAGTTTTCTGTAATTAGAAGAGCGTCCTATATGTCAGTTGAGCGCATTTCAGATGAGGAAGCCGAAGAGAAAATCCTGAAGCTTGAGTACCGTTTGGCGCAGATTGAGCAGGTCGAAGCGTGTCAGGGGAACTTTTTGAGCTTTGTCCGTTCGATGTGGCCCGAGTTCATTGCGGGTAGGCATCATCGGATCATGGCCGAGAAGCTTGAACGGGTGGCCAGCGGCGAATTAAGGCGTCTGATCATCAATATGCCCCCTCGACACACCAAATCTGAGTTCGCGAGCTTCCTGTTTCCTGCTTGGATGATCGGGAAAAAGCCTTCGATGAAGATTATTCAGGCGACGCACACCACTGAACTGGCGGTCAACTTTGGTCGAAAGGTCAAAAACCTGCTTGAACGCGAGGATTATCTTGAGATATTCCCCGACGCCGCTCTGTCGGCGGACTCAAAAGCCTCGGGCCGTTGGGATACTGCCCGTGGCGGCATGTATTACGGCGTGGGTGTTGGCTCAAACTTGGCGGGCCGTGGTGGTGATTTGATCATTATTGACGATCCGCACTCTGAGCAGACGGCGATGTCGTTGAATGGATTTGATGATGCGTGGGATTGGTACACGGGTGGTCCTCGACAGCGTTTGCAACCGGGCGGGGCCATCATTGTGGTGATGACAAGGTGGTCTGAGAAGGATTTGACGGGTCAATTGATCCGCGCGCAGGGTCGGGATGCTTTGGCGGACAACTGGGAGGTCATTGAGTTCCCGATGGAGATGCCTTCTGGCAATCCTTTGTGGCCTGAGTTCTGGTCTTTTGAGGAGATGCAGGCGGTTAAGGCGTCGATACCGTTACCGAAGTGGAATGCTCAGTATCAACAAAACCCCACCGGCGACGAAAACGCGATTATTAAGCGGGAGTGGTGGAAAACGTGGGACAAGCAACAAATTCCGCAGTTGCAGTATGTAATTCAGAGCTATGACACGGCGTTTTCCAAGAGTACGCGGGCGGACTACAGTGCGATTACGACGTGGGGCGTGTTTTATCCTGAAGAGGGGCAGGTTTCGGCGTTAATTTTGCTTGATGCGAAGAAGGGGCGTTGGGATTTCCCGGAACTGAAGCAAATGGCTATGGAAGCGTACAAGTTTTGGGAGCCTGAAACGGTCATTATTGAGGCCAAAGCGAGCGGGATGCCGTTGACGCATGAATTGCGGAATATGGGCATTCCTGTGGTAAACTTTACGCCTAGCCGAGGGAATGACAAGGTGTCAAGGGTCCATAGTGTATCTCCACTTTTTGAAAGCGGCATGATTTGGGCACCTGACGAGTCTTGGGCGCACGATGTTATTGAGGAATGTGCCGCGTTTCCTAATGGCGAATTTGATGATTTGGTGGACAGCACCACGCAGGCCTTGATGCGGTATCGGCAAGGCAATTTTGTACAACTGCCGTCGGATTATTGGGAAGATGAGTCTGCCAATCTCCGACCGATGCAATATTACGGGTAACCTTTATGTCGATGTACTCCGGTATTGGTAGTTTTGTTAAAAAATATAACACCGGTGGCGAGGCGCTGACCGTCACGGACCCTAAAAACGGATCGGGATCAAACCTAAGTTTTGAGCAGTGGAAAGCCTCTTTAACGCCCGAACTAATTTCAAACATGACTGACGAGCAGTTACGCGCTCTGTACAACGCTACAAGGGCATATACCGGTGGCGGAAACATGGCAACGGCTAGCGCGGCAAGCGGAAAGGTTTTGCCGGACTACATGCAAATTAACGCCGCTGATCAAGTTTTAATTGCTGAAGGCACGACCAACCGTCAATTTGTTGAGGCGATGAACCTGTTGGGCCTGTTGCCCGCCGATGATTATAGATGGTTGCTTGAATATTTTACGGGAGAAAATGGCGACGGCACGTGGCTCGCGGCCCGTTATAACCAGCCCGATACTAACATCAACCGCGACAACTTCTTTGGCAACAACAACCTGAACGCTGAAAACACGTCCATTATGAATAGGCTGTTTGATGTATTTGACGCGGGTAGTCAGGCGGGTGGTTTCACGGCCAGCCCTTCTTTTTTGGCTACATATGCGGACGGGTTAAGTGTAGGTAGTTTTGGGGACTCGGAAGGGGGCGCAACAACAAGCACATACACCCCACGCCCCCTTACGCTTGGCCCGCGTCCCACGGGAGGGGTAGAGGGTGCGCCGTATTACAGCCTTTCTGACGTTTTGGTTTCGTCTTCTGAGCAACCCAATTTGTATGACCGTTTTGATCCGTATCCCGAAGGCGGGCTTTCTCAAGTCGATCCATACACGGGGCAAGTGACAACGCGATACGGTTACCGCCCGCCGTTGGTGACTACGCCAAGCCTGACTTTTGACACAGGCGAGGCGGACCCTGTGACGGGAACTGTTGACGAGCCGGATACTACGACTACGACCCCCGGAACGGGCGGCACGGGTTTAGGTGGCGACGGTACTACGACTACCGACACGACCACCACTGGTACGACCGACACGACCACCACTGGTACGACCGACACGACCACCACCGATACCACGGACACTACGACGACCACTACAGCGCCGACGGGACCCCTTACCGGGTATCAGAATATTTCGGCGTTTAGGGGTCAAGATCCGTATCTTTTTGGAAAGAGAGGGCTTGTTTCAGGCTTAAATGCACTTGCGGGTTCTCGTCAGGATTTGACGGCGGAAGAATTTGCGTCTTTGTTGGGTGGTCAGCAGGGTCGTTATGGTGAAGATTCCACGTTAGCGTATGACCCGCGTTTTGGTATTTACAGCACGATTAGTGACGCGGAGCTTCAAGGGCTTAGGGAACAGCAATCGGTGCCCTCTTACAGTGACCCGCGTTTGATGACGGACGTTGAGCGTGTTCGTAGTAACCAAATGGGCGGCGGCACGTACACTCGCTCTGTTACGGACGAAGCGGGCAACGTGTATAAAATTGGGGGGAACAGACAAACCGTTCGTATTGGCGACAAGCAATATTTTGTCAACGAGGACGGATCTGTAACGTCTTATGGCGTCGAAGACATTAACTACGGTTACTCGCCCAGCTTTGACAAGACTCGCTCTGAAACGGGCTTTGCCGAGGGTGGCATTGTCAGTATTGCGGGAGACATTGCTGACATGCAGACTACTGGCGAAGGCATTGAGTCTTTCTTGAACCCCGAGCGGTCAAAGGCGACCCTTCGTCGTAATCTAGCGAAACTCGCACCACGGCCCACGGCCCCCGTACCAACTATGCAACAGGGCATCATGCCCATGGCCCGATAATGCCTAACATAGCCCCGCCATTTAAATCCTTTGGAGAGTTTGAGGATGCGTATTACGTCTTAAATAACGCGATCAAAACGATAGGCGGAATTAAATTAGCAACCAACCCAACACCTTTAGGAATTGCGACTTTATTGGCAAACGTTGCATCTGAACAACTTACCGATAAGTCTATACCTGAACACGTTATCAAGTATTTTCGTGAAAACATCACGCCTGCCACTGGTTCCGGCAACGTGGGCCCGGATAAGAGCGGTGCCGTTATTGCTGAAGGCGGTTATTTTCGTGACCCCACGCAAAGACACGCCACCGACATGCGAGCGGGGCAGTACGCTGACGGGGGAGAGGCTGAAAAAGAATATGTTTACGGAGTAGGCCCGGAAGCGTCTGGTATTGGGCGCTTTTTGAGTCCGTTGTTGCCTGTTCGCAGAGAAGTTATAGAGCCGTATCAAGAAACGTTTATTGAATCGCCTGACCCCGGTCAGATGGAAAGGGTGGTGACGCCCGGCCAATATGGCGAGCCAGAGCTTGCTGTCCCGCAAGCTGTTCAGGCTTTTTTAAATTTTAAAGGTCTTGCCCGTGATCCCGAGGCTAGAGAAGCGGTACTAAAGGGTATTGCCTCCCTTCCGGGTATGCCGGAGGAATTGTCACGCCGCGCTCAGATGTCCGCGCAGGCGGCCATGGCTGGCGAACAAGAGGTTTATGACCCGAAGACCGGGACTGCTGTCGGTTCAGAAGAGGCGGTATTAGCCGCGCCACTGCTCACGGCCCCCGGAACAGCCGCGAGTATCGCCATGGCGGGTGATAAGGGCGGCACTGTTTTAGGGATTATGGGCGGCTCAAAGGCGTCGGGTCCTGCGGGAGATCGTGTTAGGCAGGCAGAAGATTTAGCAAAAAGAAATAGGTCTGACAAAGGAATAACCAAGGCAACGGGTGCTGTAAGGGCAACAGAAAATAAATTTGTTGTACCTATAGAGTTTGCTGGGGAAGGCGGTTTTTCAATTAAGCCTGCAACGAGCGAAGACAAGGGCGCATCGTTAATTAATAAGTTTGACCCAACCGGCGGCTTTAAAATTGTTGAAGTAGAAGAAGATTATGGTCCGGTAGCTTTAGTAAGCAATAAATCTGAAAAACCCGCCCCTGTTCGCGATTCCTCTCGCGGGGTTTTGCCAAGCCTTCCCGAGGTACGTATGGGGCTAAAAGCCCCACCTAAAGTCTCGGATTTTATAGAGTTTGACCGATATTTTGGCGAATATCCGGAGGTAGCTGATTTACCGGTCTACCCGTCTACTCAGTTACCTAGAGTGGGAGATTGGAAAAAGTCAGGGTTGGCTTCGGTTCAATATGATCCTGTTCAAAATGTATTTTATGCAAAAATGGATGCGGGTTTATTTGGAGAGGCTAAAGGAGTTTTCGATTACAGGGTTCCTAGAGGGGATGATTTTGCACTTGCTCTACAATCTTATGTAAGTCACAAAGAGGGTTTGGTTCCTCCAGAAGGCGTTTTAACAAACAACCCGGACTACCCTATAGCGGGCCAACTTTCTCCACAAGCAAAGCAACAAGCGCAGGAAAGTCAGTTACTTGAGAGCAAAATACCTATATCGGGCCAGTTGTCCAGCGAAAGCTTAATGGGCTTGATGGAACAGCGGTTACCAGCATTGCGCGAAAATTTAACCATGCCGACAATGTATTCGGACCGAGCGCATCTTTTAGGTTCTGAAACACGAAGAATGAGCGATTCTTATGCACAACAAGCGGCAGAAGCATACAGTCGTTTGCCGCCCGCAATAGCTTTTTCAACAAAATCCGCTGAAGAATCTACCGATTTTCGTAATAGGCCACAATTTAATTTGTATCCTCTAGAGCTATCAAAATTGTCGGCTTCCGCAGAAGAATTACCTTTTAATTCAAATATAGGCACTTTTGAAAGTCGATTACTTGTTAACGCTAAAAATTTAAAGCAAGAAAAAGCAAAACAAGGGGATCAATTTTTAAACATGCTTTTAAAAAACGCCCCAAAAGAAGAACTAGAATTGTATGGCCCCGCACTTCAAGTATTTTTGACGGGCAGAAAAAACGTTACAAAACAAGAAGTTATTGATTTTTTAGAACAAAGACAAGCTCCAATAACACAGGTTCCAACGAACAATTTCAGTACAGCACAATTAAAGTTTGAATATGACCCCGATACGGGAAAAAGCCTTGAGGATTTAGAACCTGAATTAGACGTTGTTAGTCAACCTAGTCAAGCAGGAACAATAGAGTTTCTTACCGAACCGGACAGGCGTTTTGTAGATGAAATGGGCTATGAGTCTGTTTTACCTCAAAGACACAGCATGCAACAAGGCAACTTTGGTTGGGTTCGACATACAAATCGCGTGTTTCAAGATGAATCTGGGCAAAGGCCTTCAAAAGTCATTGAAGAAATTCAATCAGACGTTCACCAAAGAGCAAAAGCTAATCAAGGAGATCTTCTAAGGCTCCGTGTACGTCAACTACTACGAAATGGTCGGTACTTACGAAATGATAGGGAATACAGTTCTCGCGAAGTAAATGCAGAGGATTACAACAATAAAATATCTATGCCCGCCGCGAAGCAAACAATAGGCGCGGTTTTTGATAGATATAACAGCGTTGTTGTGGCGCGAATGAAAAAACAGGGTACTAGCGACGAAATAATTCAAGAAGCCCAGCAAAGAATTACTGATGAACGTCAACGTGCCTTAGATATTTTAGAAAAAGACCCCGAACAAATTGTAAAGGCGCTTGAAGGGGGCCGAGATAAGCGGGATTTTGATTTTGTTTTACCTGCTTACATAATCAATGACGTAGAAATTCCAAACCTTTTTTTGCGTAATGATTTTGAAATTAGAACAAAAGAACAGATGCGGAAAGCTTACCCAGAGTTAAGCGAGCAAGCCTACGTAGATGTTTACGACCCGCGTTTTAAAGATGCCGCAACGGGTATACAAGGCACGGCTTTTGCTCCTTTTAGGACTAACTGGCACAAATTAGCCATACAGGCCGTTTTAAAAGAGGCGTTAGACGAAGATTTAAAAGGTTTAGCTCTGACAACAACAAAAGGCTCTAGACAAAAAACAGGTGCCACGCACAACCAATATGATTCAGAGTATTTGGCGCATTTAAAAGAGATTGCTAAACGTTTTAACCTTAGATTAGAAACGGTTAACCCTAAAACAAACAAAGGCGGACTTAGCCTTATTCAGGTAAACCAAGGAAATAAGCCAGACATTTCATATCATTATCTTTATTTAGATAACCCGGACGCAGATGTTGAAGGTTTAGAAGAGTTTTTAACTACACCAATTCGGACGGGCGGAAAACCTTTAGCTAAAGCCATGGGCGGCGGCGTGGGTTCCATGGCCCCTGTAGCACGGAACATGTTCCGAGGGTATGATATCCAACGCGGCGTAGGCGCATATGCCCCGTATACTAGGAGAGCCTGATGGCTAACGGTGACGACAAATCACAGCTTTCTTCTTTGATGGATAGTACGGCGATGATGCCGGAAGTTACCGAAGAAGAGATGGAATTAGACGTTGAGGTGGCCGCACCGGGCACTTTTGTCGGTTCTGTCAATGAAATCCTGCCTGAAGGCATCGAAATTGAGGAAGAGGAAGATGGTGGAGTTACTATCGACTTTGATCCTATGGCCATGGCGGGTCTGCCTGACGGCGATTTCTATGGCAACTTGGCAGAGGAGTTGGACGATAGAGCGTTGGGTCAATTATCTTCTGAACTTTTAGGGGATTTTGAGGCCAACAAAGCGTCCCGATCCGAGTGGGAAGACGCGTATTCAAAGGGTTTGGAGCTTCTTGGTTACAACTACGAGGAGCGCACGATGCCGTTTCGGGGTGCGACGGGTGTAACGCATCCGTTGTTGGCGGAAGCGGCCACACAGTTTCAGGCACAGGCATTTAATGAGCTTTTGCCGCCTTCTGGTCCGGTCAGGACGCATGTTGTTGGTGAGAAGACCAAGGACAATGAGGCACAGGCGCATCGTGTTAAGGATTTCATGAACTACTACATCACGAACGTGATGGAGGAGTACACGCCTGAATTTGATCAGATGTTGTTTTATTTGCCTTTGGCGGGGTCAACTTTCAAGAAAGTTTACTATGACGAGGCGATTGACCGGGCGGTAAGCAAGTTTGTCCCAGCAGAGGACATTGTGGTGCCGTATGGCGCTAGTGATATGGATTCCTGCGAGAATATTACGCAGGTGGTAAAAATGTCCTTGAACGATCTGCGTATTCGTCAGGTCATGGGGTTCTATAAAGACATCCCCGTTATTCCATCTCAGTCTAGCGACGATGAAGTTACGGACGAGATGAATAAGTTGGGCGGTGTAGAGCCTAGCAATATCGACTATGACTGCACGTTGTTGGAGTGCCACGTCAATCTTGATCTGCCCGGCTTTGAAGATACGGGGGAAGATGGTGAACCAACAGGAATTAAAGTTCCTTACGTTGTTACGATTAGTGAGGATAGCGGACAAATACTTGCCATTAGACGAAATTATCGCGAGGACGACGAAAGGCGACGAAAGATCCAGTATTTCGTCCATTATAAGTTCCTTCCGGGATTCGGATTTTATGGCCTCGGGCTTATCCACACTATTGGCGGCCTGTCCAGAACAGCTACGGCGGCTCTTCGCCAGCTTATTGATGCTGGCACTCTCTCTAATCTCCCTGCTGGTTTCAAGGCTCGCGGACTTAGGGTACGTGATGACGAAGAACCCCTTCAGCCCGGAGAGTTCCGCGACGTAGATGCGCCGGGTGGCGCGATCCGTGATTCGTTGATGCCGTTGCCTTTCAAGGGTCCTGACGGCACGTTGTTCCAGCTTTTGGGTTTTGTGGTTGATGCAGGCCGTCGGTTTGCCACGATCACTGACATGAAGGTTGGCGACGGTAATCAGCAGGCCGCAGTGGGCACGACTGTAGCGTTGTTGGAGCAGGGCTCACGGGTCATGAGTGCGGTGCATAAGCGGTTGCATTACAGCATGAAGCAGGAGTTTAAGCTTCTTGCTCGGGTAATGTCGGAGTATTTGCCGCAGGAGTATCCCTATGCTGTAGAGGGCGGTGATCGGACGATCATGCGTCAGGACTTTGACGACCGTGTGGACGTGGTTCCGGTATCAAACCCCAACTCCTTTTCGCAGGCACAGCGCATTTCTTTGGCACAGTCTCAGTTACAGATGGCGACGCAGGCTCCGCAGATCCATGATCTGCATGAGGCGTACCGTCGCATGTATGAGGCGCTGGGGGTCAATGACATTGACAAGATTTTGATTGCGCCTTCGTCTGCTGATCCTATTCCGAAAGATCCGGCGCAGGAGAACATTGACGCGATTGACAGCGTACAGTTGAAGGCGTTTGAGGGTCAGGACCATGACGCGCATATCTTGGCGCATTTGACGTTTGGTACGGCTCCTATGTTGCAGGCGTTGCCGCAGTCGATGGTTGCGCTTCAAAAGCACATTATTGAGCATGTAAAGATCAAGTGTCAGGAAATGGCCACGGCGCAGTTGTTGCAACAGACGGGTGGTCAGGCGTTGACGCCGGATCTGGAGCTTCAGTTGGAGTCCATGGTTGCCCAGATGAACGCGCAGGAGTTTGGCAATCTGAAACAGCTTACTGCTCAGATAACGGGCGAAGGTCAACAAGGCCCAGATCCTTTGGTACAATTGAAGCAACAGGAGCTTCAGTTGGATGCTCAGAAGCAACAAGCCGATATGCAGATAGATCAGGCAGAATTGCAGATGGATCAACAGCGTATGGCTAACAAGCAGACTGAGTTCCAGCAACGGTTGGCTAGTCAGGAACGTCAGACGCAAGCTAGAATTGATGCGGCTCTTCAAAGAGAGCTACTAAAGATGAGGAACAATTAAATGAGAGTCAAAGTAAACGGCGCTCCACCCGCTAACCCGCCCAAGCCTGTTGCAAAGGCTGACATTCAAGGTCAGGGTTCTATTCCTTACGCTGTAGCTAAGGAAGAAAAGACGCCTAATACGGCGATGGGCAAATCTACAACGGGCAAGAAACGTGGCATGGGTGCCGCGCTTCGCGGCTCACGGTTCACTAGCTGTTAATAGCTAAGGAATTTTCTAATGGCAGTTGACACAGATACAGTACAGGGCTTTTACCAACAATATTTGGGAAGAGAGGGGGCTAATGAATACGTTCAGAATTGGGCTAATTCTGGTCTGTCTGTGCCAGAAATTGAGACAGCTATTGCCAATTCAGAAGAGGGCAGACAGTACGCTCAAAGGCAAGCTCAACAACAGGCCCAACAAGGTCAGCAAGCGGGCACTACGACGGGTGTTTCCAGAGAGCGTTTAAACCAGCTTTATAACGAGCTTTTTGGGCGAGATGCTCGTGACGCAGGTGCTGAGTATTGGATGGCGTCTGGTCTTACTGGCGAAAATCTTCGTGACGCTTTAATTGCTGGAGCGCAGGGATCGGATGTTACGAATTTTGCGGAAAGGCAGGCGATGCTTGCTTCGGGTCAAATTCCTGCGGGTTATCCGGGCTCTCCTCTTGGCGGCGGTACAACAGAGACTGTTCCCGCTTATTTTCAAGACTATTTAAATGAATATAACGCGATGCAAGAGCGTCTTGACACGCTCACTGCGTTGATTGAACAAATGCAAGATAGCTCTTCCCGTGCCCCTGTATCTACGGCCCCTTCTATGGGCCAACCCGGCGGAGCAGTCCCTACGAATCAACAGCCTTCTGTTATTGATGACACGGGCGTTTACGGCTCTGTTAGTCCGGCGTATCAAAGCTCGCAAGATGTTGCGTCGGCGGCATTTAACCCGTACCGGACGCCCGTTGCGGGCGCTAACTTGACGCCGGAGATGATGGACGCTTACCGTTTCCAGCAGTTTTATACTCAGGCCCCTTCGTTGGTGCCGCGTATAGATCAAGGTGTTGGGTCGTTGAGTTATTTCGGCATACCGCCTAGTCGTATTCAGGCGTCACTGAGCGGTTTCTGATGCTAGAGGCATTAATTGGTCCTGTTACGGGCTTGTTAGATAAGTTCATCCCTGACGCGGATGAGCGAGCGAGGCTGGCGCATGAAATTGCAACGATGTCAGAGCGCCATGCTCAAGAACTGGCCAAGGGTCAGATCGAAATCAACAAGACTGAAGCTGGCCACAAAAGCATGTTTGTTGCAGGCTGGCGACCATTTGTTGGGTGGACTTGCGGGGTTGCTTTGGCTTGGCACTTTGTGGGTCAGCCTCTTGCTGTATTTGTCATTACTTATTCTGGTGTTGAGGCCCCTCCACTTCCTGTATTTGAAATGGAAAGCTTACTTACAGTATTGCTCGGAATGCTCGGTCTTGGTGGTCTACGAACCTTTGAGAAAACCAAAGGCGTTTCCAGAGAAAAATGATCACCCCTGAAACATTAGATCGTTGGCGTTTCTTGCCGCGTTTTTTGATGTTTACCATGATTGTCATGACGTATCGTGTTGTAGAGTGGTTTATGTCGCTTCCCGACCCTAGCTTAGAGCAAGCGGGACTTGTATCTGTCATGACAGGCGCTTTAACGGGCGCTTTTGGCCTTTTTCTAGGGTCAGGCAAAAAAGAGTGACATATCAATATTTTTCAGAAGAAGAATTTGCCTGTTCTGAGACAGGCGAAAACAACATTTCGCCCGAGTTTTTGGAAGCTTTAGATAAGCTTCGTGATGCTTGTGGCTTTCCTTTCTATATTACCTCGGGGTATCGCTCCCCTAATCACAGCCTTGAACGTGTAAAAGTCAAGCCGGGAACCCATGCGGAGGGGATAGCGGCGGATATCTACGTTGAAAACGGCATTGAGCGGCGAAAAATTGTAGAAGAGGCGATAAAACTGGGCTTTGGCGGGATCGGAGTGGCAAAAACGTTTGTTCACGTCGATATTCGCTCCACTGGCCCTGTTATGTGGACATATTAGTTGCTCCTTTAAGAATGGCGTGTTATATAGATACGACATTCTAAGATGGAGCGCATGTGGATTCTTTATATTTAGCTCAATTCATTCAAAGAGCCATAAAAGATCGCCGCACTCAAATTTTGGAGTTGTTGGAAAATAACCACGTTAAGTCGATGGAGCAATACCAGAACTTAATGGGTGAAATGTCTGCCTTAAACTTTATTGGACAGGAACTCTCGGGCCTGCTAGAAAAACAGGAGCAATTAAATGACTGATCTAGCTGAAAATATTGACCTTGAAGCGGCGGCGGAAGGGGTCAAATCTCTCTACAAAGCACCTCAACCTAAAGTCCTAGATCCGGAGGCCATGGATAAAAGCCTTCTGGAGCGTATGCCACAGCCAACGGGCTGGAGAATGCTTATTCTTCCTTATCGCGGCAAAGAAACGACCGACGGTGGCATATATATCCCCAACAAGGTTTTGGACGATACGCAGATCCAGACCGTCGTAGGGTATGTGATCAAGCAGGGTCCGCTTTGTTACAAGGACACAGAAAAATTCCCAGACGGCCCATGGTGCGAAGAAAAGCAATGGGTTGTTTTTGCCAGATATGCGGGATCGCGGTTCCGTATCGATGGCGGGGAATGTCGCATTCTAAATGACGACGAAATCCTAGCAACAATCGATGATCCTGAAGACATTCTTAGCCTGTAAGGAGGTGTAGCCATGGCCGGTGCGGCAGAAGAAGCGCAATTTGAGTTAGATGTCGGGGACGCGCAAGAAACGGAAGTTGAGCTTGAGCAACCCGAAGAACAAGATGTTCCACGTGGAACAAAACAGCCCGAAGTAGAGGTTGTTGAAGAAGCTCCTGCCAAGGAAGAGGCGGAAATGGAGCAGTACAGCGAGTCTGTGCAAAAGCGGATCAACCGCTTGACCAAGAAAATGCGGGATGCCGAGCGCGAGCGCGAGGAAGCGTTGAAATACGCTCAAAACGTGCAGTCCGAGGCGGAAAAGATCCGCCAACGCATGGAAACCTTAGATCAAGGTTTCATGAACGAGTATGGTCAGCGAATCTCTATTCAACAACAGCAGGCAGAAGCCAATCTCAAGCGAGCAGTAGAGCTTGGTGACGCAGATGCTACGGTTGCGGCGCAGAAAGAGTTGACCAATCTGACTATTGCCGCAGATGGTTATGCAAGGGCACAGCGTCAAGCAGAGGCTCGCGCGCAACAACCCCAGCAACCAATTGCACAGCAACCTGCTCCGCAGGCCGCCCCGCAACAACAGCGGCCTGATCCAAAAGCCGAGCAATGGGCCGAAAAAAACTCTTGGTTTGGTCAAGACGAGGCGATGACGTTTGCCGCATTTGGTATTCACAAAAAACTCATTGAGGATGAAGGGTTTGATCCTCAAAGCAATGACTACTATAATGAGCTTGACTCTAGAATTAAGCGGGAATTCCCGCATAAGTTTGGAGAAGAGCAATCGCCCAGCCGCAAACCCGCTCAGAATG